ACTCTTGTATACACACAAGGCCTGGATTTGTCTTTGCAGACATCTCCATGGGTCTATAAACCGCCTCCGGCGAGGGACCAGGGTTGGGGGTTGTTGGGTCCTCTTTTTGTCACCAAAAAGTTTTGCCTCACTGCAAACTAGCCTGAGTTTACACATGTATATAATATATCACTTTCAAGTGTAGGAGGAGCGTCAGTAGCGTCAGTAGCTTGACCCCTAAAAAACGTGAGTTGAAAATAACGTCGTGATGGTCCAAATTGTGATTGATCCATGTCACGCCAAGTTTGTCCATTAGGTTGTCTAATCTTCAAATTTAATGCTAAATTGACTTGACCCTTCTTAAAAGTAGATGTAGACTGAGAGACAAGAGTATCACCAGCAGACTGAAAGGCTGGTTGTCCAAAGGCACCAGCCATGAGAGTGACATGTCTACGATAGTGTACCTTAAAAACATTACTGTTTAGCCTTGGTTGAAACTCATCAACACTGTAAATATAGTCATCTCCTTCTACAAGACCAGCAGTGTTAATAACCCTATTGGTAGCATCTGGTCGAATAGTAACAACAAATGTGGTAATTTGACACCAATTGTTCTCTCCTAAAGTAAACCGTAGGTTCATTTGCATCCGTTTGATCAAAGTTTGAGAAGACTCAATGGCATTGTCATCCTTACGTAAGACAGCATTCCATAGATTGGGACTCATAAGTTCATTGTTTGTTATAAACTGGTATGAGGCTGGAGAAGTAGGAAAAGCAGGGGCATTGGCAAATGTATATTGATAATCTGTATATATCAATTTTGGTAGCATGCGTTTCATACTACGAATAGCAAGTGCATTGCTTTTGATAAGACTCCTATTGGCATAGGCAGTCTTAGGCTTATACTTAGCTTTTGTAAGAGTACTAGAGCGTCGCCTAATCGTCGTAGAGCGTTTCTTCATCGCTCGGTTGAAAGTTACTCGTGGCATTTATATATATATATACATAAAAATGCATAACTGTTCAAGCCCTGTGATCCATGTGATCCACCGTGATCCGGGAGCAGGTAATACTAATAGCTGCTCCTCTCCCTCTGTGGATAGCATAATGTCGGGGTGTGATCCGTGTGATCCGTGTGATCCGTCATCTGGGACCAAGCAACGGAACATTGCACCTCAAAGGAGATGGATCTTTACTTGGCATAATTACCCTGAGAATTGGGAGGCATACTTCAGTGTACACAGGCAACCTGAAGGCAAACTTCATGGATATATGGGTGAGCGTGAAATATGTCCCACTACAAATAGACCTCATATCCAAGGCTGGATAGACTTTGGTGAGGGACAAAAAGGTAGGCCATTCTCATTAAAACTACCTAAAGAGATTAGCTTTCGCAAGATGAGGGGTAGCCCTCAATCCAACTTCAAATATTGTAGTAAAGAAGATGAGCAATATATTGCATGGGGGACTTGTACATTGGCAAAACCCTTTGAAGTACAAATTGACTTTGCTAAATCAAGAGGTAAATGGATGCAAAGGGTATTCAATATATTGAATGATGTACCCCATGATAGACATGTATGGTGGATGTGGGAACCCCTTGGTAGGGCAGGAAAGACACTCTTTAGCAAATGGTATGTATCTGTACATTCTGATACATTAGTCCTATCTGGCAGTGCACATGATATGAAAAATGGTATAGTAGAATGGAGAAAGAAGAAAGAGTGTAGTCCTAGAGTCATTATTATCAATGTACCTAGGAGCAAAAAACAAGAGCATATGTCTTGGTCTGGCATTGAAGAAGTCAAAGATATGATATTCTATAGTGGCAAATATGAAGGAGGTATGGTCAATGACAAACACCCCCATGTCATATTTTTTGCCAATTGGGAGCCAGAAGAACAACACTTGTCTGGTGATCGTTGGAGAATCATTAGATTGCCTAATGGAGAAGGTGAAGGAAGACCCTTCTATGATGACTGGAGTGTACCAGAGCCTACTATAGACTCTTGTATACACACAAGGCCTGGATTTGTCTTTGCAGACATCTCCATGGGTCTATAAACCGCCTCCGGCGAGGGACCAGGGTTGGGGGTTGTTGGGTCCTCTTTTTGTCACCAAAAAGTTTTGCCTCACTGCAAACTAGCCT